CCTTATTGGTGCGCAAAAAGTGAGCGTATCGCGCTTGGTAAAGCATTGGCTGCGGCCAAGGAGCGAAAGCGAATAGCCGCTGGCGTTAATGCGGATACGCTCGCTTGGCGGTCCAAGGAAGACCGACGCGGAACCGTACTGCGTAGCGGCTGCACGTATTCAGCAACCGGACGCGTCGAATGGTTTGTGCGTCATAGCATCGCAGGCCGAAGCGACCAATTCGACCTAGTTGCCAACGGCGTCACGGTTCGCACAGCAGGGAGACGGCGCATCCCTGCAAGGTTCCGCCCATAGGGCGCGCCACAACTGCCGCAACTTTATTTCGACTGTATCCTAGTTTCGGTTGCGCTAGATGCGTGGGAATAACCTACGCAACTCGCCGAGAATTTTGCCGACGCCTTTTCCGCGTTGGTGGCGCGACTACGGTCTTGCGTCATTCGTTTCTGGATTCGCTTGCTGATTCTGCACTTGCGGCGCAGGCGTCTGGCAGGGCAGTTCAGGCGACGGCGGCGGCTGGTGCCTCTACCACGTTCCAGTTTTTCTCAGGCTGGGCTCCGTCCGACGTGCTCCCGCTTATCGACGAGGCGCGTGATTGGGCCGACGCGGCGGACGTTGCCTCGGCGCTCGCGCTTCTGCCTGACGGTCCGGTCACGTCCTACGGCCACGACTTCACGATGGCGAACGCCTCTGGAGGTGCGCTGTGAGCATCGCCGAGCGTTTCGTCTCGCGGGCGATGGCGCCGACGATCAAGGCGCTCTTTGAGGCTGTGCGCTGGTCGCCGAATCGCGCGCAACTTCCGGCGCAGGTCAACGACTGCGCCGTTGACCACAGCGACAGCGTGCGGCGTATCCTGATCGGAAAGTCGCGATACCTCTACGACAACAGCCCGATCATTCACGGCCTCGTCGAGCGGCTCGTGACCTACATTGTCGGCAACGGGCTAACCCCTTCGCCGGCGTCGGCTGACTCCAACTTCAACGAAACCGCGTCCGCATCGTGGGCTGGATGGTGCAAATACTGCGACGCCTCCAGTCGCGCGAGCTTCGCCACTCTTCAGCGCGCCATCGTGCGCGCGATGATCGTCGACGGCGAAATCTTCGTAAACCTCGTCCGCTCGGCGAACAACCGGCCGCGGGTGCAGTTGATCGAGGCGCACCGCGTGAAGCGCATCAACACCGCTACACTCGGCCGCCCGACTGGATACGTATTGCCCGGCAAGGACGACCAGCACGACGGCCCGACGCTCGCGGCTGAATTTGTCGTTCACTTCTTCCGACCTGAACGCGCCGGGCAAACTCGCGGAATTCCGCTTTTGGCGTCCGCGATCAACACCGCGCAGGACGTGCACGAGATCCTGGCTTACGAGAAAGCCGCAGTAAAGGAGCAGAGCACGCGCCGCGGCGTCGTCACGACGAAGACCGGCGATGCTCCTGTTCCGGTCATCGGTCGCTCGCAGCGGTCGCAATCCGCGACGGCCGGGAAGCCGGATACATTCTATCGCGAGCAACTCGGCGGAGAAACGCTGGTGCTCACGAATGGCGAGACCTACGAGGAGCACGTCAGCCAGCGCCCTTCCGCGAGCTGGCAGGGCTTCGTCGATTTCCTCTCGAACACTGTCTGTTTCCCGACCGGCCTGCCGCCGTCCGTCTTCCTCCAGATGAAGGTTGGCGGCGCCGATACTCGCCGCGATCTTGCCGCAGCTCAGCGCGTCATTTCGTGCTGGCAGCAGGACATCGAGGCCGGGCTGCAACTCATTTTCGAGTACGTCATCGAGTCCGACGCGCGCACGCAACTTCCGACCGACTGGCGCTCTGTCTCGTGGCAGTACCCGCGCGCGATCACCGTCGACGCCGGCCGGCAGTCGCAGGCCGACCGTGAGGACGTGCGGACTGGCGCGATGACGCTGGCGGAATACTGCGGGCAATACGGCATGAGCGAGCGTGAGCATGTTGCGCAACTCGTGGCCGAGATGCTCGCTATCAACCCGACGCTCACCGAGCAGCAGGCGCGCGAGGCTGTGCAACGACGCCTCTACGGCGCGGACTCCGTGCCGGCCATCGCGCTCCCCTCCTCCGATGGCGCAAGCGCCGCGACTGCCGACGTGCAGGCAACCGCGCTCAACGGCGCGCAGGTCGCCGCCCTCGTGGAGATCGCCCTCAAGGTCGCAACCGGCGAGCTGCCGCGCGACTCAGCCAAGGCCATCGCCCGCGCCGCGTTCCCGCTCGTATCCGAGGAACTGATCGACGCCATTTTCGACAGCATCATCCCGAAACCGCCGGCTGAGGAGCAGCCGCAAGAGAAAGAGAAAGCCGCCGCATGAAAACGTGGTTCGACATCAAGGCCGCCGCTGGCGGCGAGAAGCAAACGGAGGTTATGATCTTCGATGAGATCGGCCTCTGGGGTATCACCGCGAAGGACTTCGCCACCGCGCTGAAGGAGATTCCCGAGGATCACGCCATCACCGTCCGCATCAACTCGCCCGGCGGGTCGGTGTTCGATGGTTACGCGATCTTCAACGCGCTGAAGGCGCGCTCGGCGCAGATCACGACCAAGATCGAAGGGCTCGCCGCCTCGATGGCTTCGGTCATCGCGCTCGCCGGCAGCAAGGTGACCGCCGCGGCGAACTCGATCGTGATGATTCACAACCCTTGGTCCGGAGTCTCTGGCGACTCCGACGACCTGCGGAAGATGGCCGACCTCCTCGACAAGCTCACCGGGCAACTCGTCGGCATCTACGCCGCGAAGACCGGACTTCCAGAGGCTGACGTGCGCGCCGCGATGGACGCTGAGACGTGGTTCACCGGAGCCGAGGCGAAGGAGTGGGGGCTGGTGGATGAGGTCACGGATGAGATCCAGGTTGCCGCCTCCTTTGACACTTCCCGCTTCCGCAACGCGCCGAAGTCTCTGGCACCCGCTGCGAAGGCCGAGCCGCAGCCGCAGGACGCCGCCCAGCTTTCCGCCATCACCGCCGAGCGCGACGAACTCAAGGCCAAGCTCGAAACCGTGGAGACGCAGGCCGCGCACAGCGCCGAGCAGATCGCCGCGCTGAAGGTCGAGAGCGACCAGCGCGCCTCCGCCATCGACGCCGAAAAAGCCGCGCACGCGCTGACCAAGGCGCAGCTCGACGAATCCCGCGCCGAGCTTCTCCGCCGCGACGCCGAGATCGCCGTCGGGTCCGCCATCGC